AGCTTGGATTTATTTCAGTTTGTATTAGCCGATGGCTATCATGTCCCGCAAAGAAATGCTATCTTAGCGTTAATCGGCGCAGCGTACGGCATGAGTATGAACACTAAAAATGTTGAAGTTATTATATGTGGGATGAAGGGTGATATTACAGCGCCAGACAAAAATCCAGAGTATTTCAAGCAACTCAGCGAAATGGCTAGTGCCTTTGATACTAGTGGAGATTATAGTATAGAGGTCAAAGGCTTCTTTGATGACGACAAAATCTCAATATGGGAAAAAGCTGGTAAGCCAGATATGCGCGATATAATTTCATGTTATGCTGGTAATAATTGTGGCACTTGTCTTGCCTGTATGCGGCGGTTATTGTCACTTGACTATATATATGACGGTGAATACGATATAGACGCAGGTGATTTCATTACTAAACTTGAAGATGAAGATTGGATTATTGATTCACGCATCAAAGAGAAGCACGAGCAGGCTAATAGATGAGACTTTTTTTTGCAGGCTCAGAACCGACCAAGTATCGCGATATATTGATTAAGAATGGTGCAAGAAACGGACTTGAGTCGTTCTGGTCATTATCGCAAAAGACGCCGCCATCACAGAACTCATGGCCGGGCCACTATCTACTTGACTCAGGAGGATATTCGGCTAGGGTTAGGGGGGTTAAGATTGGAGTCAAGAAATATGCTGACTATCTCAACAAGCATCAATTAAAATTTGCGTTCAATTTAGACCCACCAGATAATAATGAGAGCCTACATAACCTGTACTATCTACAAGAGAATACAAACACATACATTATTCCAATCTATCACTCACCAGAATATAAAGACCCAAAGTGGCGAGGCATTATTGACTATTATGCTGAGAATTATCCATTTATAGGACTCGGTGGAATCGCAGGCAGAGAAGTCGGGCAAGAGATGACTGAAAAATTCCTGAACTATGTCTTTAGTAGAACGACAAATAAGGTCGCAGTTCATGGTCTTGGAACAACTAGGCGTGACCTCATAACAAAATTTCCATTCTATTCGGTGGACTCAACTAGCTGGATGCAGCCAATGAGATTTGGCGGCTCAATAACACACTCAAAAGAAATGGCAAAAGTTAGGGCAAGAAAAAATCACTATATAGAAAATGTTATCGACGATATAAAATGGTGGGTTAATCTAGAGGAAGAAATGACAAGGCTCTGGACGGGCCGAGGTGCGGATTGGAGCGACGTTGACTATGAATACTGCATGAAAAAAAGAACATTAAAGAAATGGGCTGATGAGCCAAAAAGGAAATAAAAATGAAAAAAACAGAATACAATAAAGACCAGTTAGTAATTTTGCCAATAGCAAACGTTAAGGTTAATGAGTGGAATCCAAAACAGAAAGAAACCAAAGAGTATAAGAATGTTGTAAGAAGCCTAGAGCTTTATGGGTTCAGGCAGCCAATTCTTGTGCGTGAATCAGATGGCGACATCTATGAAATCTTAGATGGGGAACAGAGATATACAGCAGCAGTTGAACTTGGCTATCAAGATATTCCAGTATATAACCTCGGCAAGATAAGCGATACAGAAGCTAAAGCTGCAACAATCTGGATGGAAGTACAAGTCCCATTCGATGAAATAGACCTTAGTAAGCTTGTCGTTGAGCTAAGTGATATGGAGGTCGAAATGCCATATTCAGAAGGTGAAATAAATGACTTCAGGGGAATGGCTGAATTCGACTTCGACTTTGATGGTAGCGAGCCAGATGATGACAGCGGTGAAGACTTCGATATGGTTTCTTATGCAACAAAAATGACTCAAGACCAGTATGATATCTTTATGAAAGCCGTCAATTTGGTTAAAGATGACTTTGATTGTAGCGAAGGCAGGGCGATTGAACTAATCTGTGCCGACTATTTATCTGGATATCAGGTGCCGAGCAGTGACAATGAAGAAAAGGCTTGACTTTTAAGTAATTTATATTTATAATGATAATATGAATAAGGCGATAGAAAATAGAGAAAGAATATCAATCATAAAGAAAGATTATAATTCAGGAAAAATATCGCGTGAAACTGCAAAAGCACTAGCTGAGCCAATAATTGATTCAATAAATGAACGTGGCGCAGAGATAGCTAAGAAATACAATAAAAAACATAGTAAGGTCAGCTTTATCGGATTAATGAGATAAACAGTTTGGTTTATAATATAAACAGAGAGCAAAAATAGAAAAACAGAGAGAATATGGCAAATCTAGATAATTTAAAGCCGTTTGTCAAAGGCGACAAGCGCATCAATAGAAAAGGTCGTCCAAAGGGCGTGAAGAACCTATCAACCATAGTCCAGAATCTACTTGGTGATGAAGAGCTTATTGATAAAGTAATCACGCAAAAGCCTTCATACTGGAATAACCTTCCTACAAAGAATGGTGCAACCGCAATAGTTGTAACAATGATGGTACACGCACTCAAGGGCGACAAGCAGGCTGCTGAGTGGTTGAGAAAAACTGGCTACGGCGACAAGCTTATACATGACTTTGAAGATGGGCTATTCGAGAAGCCTCAAATTGTGTTCAATGTTGTTAAAGAAGTTCAGACTAACAAGAAAAGTGAATAAGCCCTACATAAGCCGTAATTTTAAAAACCGTTATTAGCGGGCTTTATCTTGAGGGGACTAAAAAATGGACATATCACCTAAGCAAAAAACAGCAATTGAAATGCTTAAAGACAAAACAATAGTAGAGTTGCTTATTGGTGGTTCTGGCGGTGGCTCAAAGAGCTATACGATGGCCTTAATGATGGCAATCACATGTCGTGAATATCCTGGTGCAAGATTGCTCCTTGGCAGGAAGACGCTCAAGTCTTTGAGACAGTCAACCCTAAACACCCTGCTAACACAGGTGCATCGAGACCTGGGTGTGAATACTAACGACTTCACTATGCAGTGGCAAACAGGAGAACTGCATTATAAGAATGGCTCGATGATAATTTTATCTGAGCTAGACAAGGCGCCGAGCGACCCAGATTTTGCTAGACTTGGTAGCTTGGAGATTGATATGGCTTTTATTGATGAGGCTGGCGAAATTACGTTACAAGCTAAAAATGCTATACGCTCACGAACCGGAAGAGGCGTCCTTGCAAAGGAACACGGCATTCCAGGCAAGATTATTGCGAGTTGCAACCCTAGCCAAAATTTTCTTAGGGACGAATACTATAGCCCTTATGCGAAACTGGGCGGCGGTGAATCGCAGAAATGGTCTATCGGTCAAACCGACATAGATGGTGAGAGGCGTGATATATATAGAGCCTTCCTTAGAATATCTGTATACGACAATCCATTTATGCCTGGCTCATATATAGATACTCTTAAATCTCTCCCAGACAGAGAGCGCAAGCGTCTACTTGATGGTGATTGGAACTATGCAGATGACAGCGATAGCCTATTTCAATCTTTATTACTTGACAAGGCAACTGCTTACGAGGTCCCAGAGCCTGAAGACGGCTTCAATAAATACATAGGTGTAGATGTCGCTGATAAAGGCAAAGATAAAACTATCGCAACATTAATAGACACGGGGGTTTTAGTGACTCAAAAAGCCCTAGACCTACATATGAGTGAAGCTGAAATGAAAAGTACAGACAAACCGTTGTCTTATTTATATGCTAACGAATTAATTAAGTTTGCACAGCAGAATGGCTTTACAGCCAAACAAGCCAAGAATATAGCAATAGAAGGGAACGGAATTGGCGTAGGACTCAGAGACGCGATGAGAATTAGAGGTTGGTATATTTCGCTCTATGAAGCTACGAGTAAGAGCCGAAGCGAGGGATATTATAACTTCTACTTAGACTTAGACGCTGGCAGTGTTAAGATACTTTATGGCTTAGATGATGGCGAATTGAGAAGGCAACTATCAGCCCATACCTATGAGATGGTAGACCAAAAGCCCAAAGTAAAAAAGAAGGACAAACTCAAATTAGACCTCGGTTGCTCTCCTGATTATGCTGACTCAGCAATGATTTCAAACTGGTGTAGACGTGGGGCTACATCTGGAAGTAGTAAAAAGAATCAAAACCGCATTAGGTGGTAGAAATAAACTTAACACCCTTTTCTTTATTGCACTTATAACAACAAACGACAAGATTCCTATAAGCTGATGTTCCGCCACGTGATATGGGTACTATGTGGTCGGTTGTCCATGCACCTAAGATTGGCGTTTTGTCATAATAACAAAGCCCTTTCTGGACATCTTTATATTGTTTATATCGCCACACCTTAAAAGCTTTAGTTTGTTTTTTTCTCTCAAAAGCCTCACGCTTCGCTTTAATCACTGATGGGCTACTCAGTCTCAATGATTTTTTTGTGGCCTTCAGCCAAATGCCTGATTGTTTATAATACATACTAATGATTATACAACAAAACTGTGGAAAACTTTAAACATAAGAACCTTGATTTTTGGTAATTATAATTTATAATGATAATTGGGAAGTAATTAAAAAAAGGATGGGTAGCAAAATGGAAATATTAGCAGATAGCACAAGCATCACAATGGCTATCAAGTTAATCGAAGAAGA